TCTTTAATAAATTAAGGAATTGCATCTGTTCATGTTCTCTTGCTATTATACCTAAGTTACTAGAAGGCACAAATACAAAGTCTTGTGCAGGATATCTTTCAGGATCAAACTGCATAAACCTGTGAGCAGCTTTAGTAACAAAAGGAATTAAAAATTGTTCTTGAAAATTTACTAAAGTTCTTTTGTTCTTTTTAATAATTGATGATAAAGCTACTGACATTCCTTGTCCTTCACCTGTAGTCATAGCAGGTAAAGAAGCACTATCTACTGTACTGGTAGCCATTAGTAGCATATTCATAAAGCTACTAGCAGTATTTATGTTAGATGGGTCAGTATTACCAAACTTAAATGGCTGTAGTATTTCTGCTGGATTGCCGTTAGTAAGTATTGTTTTACCAGCTTTAACTTCAAACTTAGCTCCTCTAGGTAGTCTAGTAGCATCTATAGCCATCATAGGCACAGTAGATAAAGCCACACTATCTAAGTGCGCTCTTATTTGTGCATCAATAGCTTTTTGCATATTAAAACCTTTTTCAGCTATACCACGACCCCAGAACCTGTTAGGTATGGTATCGCTTTGAAAAGCTACTATAGGTCTGTCATTCATCATATATGGAGATTCTTCTGCTTTTAATAAATGACCATCGTTAGCTATAACAACTATTGCTTCTACTAAGTCTGTATAGTCTGCTGCTTCTGAACCATACTCATCTGACTTCTTGTTAAATAACTCTTGGTACTTATCTTCATTATCTTGATTATCTAACATATACTTTGGTATGAGTCCATAGTACCTTAATAACTTTACTCTATTACCTCCATAGTCTGATACTTCCTGAGATACTTCTAAGTCAGAATCAACAGAAGTAGAAGATAAATCTGTAATAGTATTATATACACCATCTTCCATAGCTTGTGTTACAGAGTGTAGTGATACAAACTCTTCTATAGCACAACCAAGAGCTTCTTGAACATTAGAAGCTGTAGGATCAATTAAGAAGTTGTATGGTGTAATTGGTTTTAAGCCAACACAGAATCTTTCTTGTTCTATTACACCAACAGCAGTATTACCAGATTCTATGATAGGCTGCATAGCTGGTTTTAGTTCTTTCTTTTCATATACAGTTATTTCACCAATACCTGTACCATACAAAGCAGATAACAATATTATATCTGATATAGATTTTCTAATATATCCCTTTTTAAAATCTTCTGTCATTTGGTTTCTGATAGCTTCTATATCAAGTTTTTGATTGTCCATTCTATCATCAGAGATATCAAAGAACTTCTCACCTCTGCCAAACACAGCTTCTTCTATTTCTGCTGTATGAGCCTCTATAGCCTGTTGTAGAGCAGGAGTAATGATACGAGACCTCTCAGAGTCTCTGGTGCGATCAGAAGAGTCATATATGCCTCTCCAGAGCCTTTCATACTCTTTCCATGTGTCAAGATAGTTAGTATCTCTGTTTACTCTCCATTGGTCACATTGACCTAGTACCCATGATACTAAAGGGTTTACTGAAAAACTTTCATTATACATATTGCTATTCCTCTTCTAAACTAGAACGCATTAAAGGATTATTTAATAATTCTTCTACTTCTTGTGTTTGTAACTTGTTTTTTATTAATTGTTTTGCTTCATTTAGTATTTGTATTTGTTGCGGTGTGTATAAACCTTCATTTATTAAATCTTCAGAAGAAACATTACCAAACTGATTAAATGTATAACCTCTAAATAACTCAGGTATGCCTGTTCGTTTAGACCACACCTCAAATGGTCTTTTTTCACCAAATTCTTTATGTTTTTGATATCGTTTTTCTATTTGACCAGGTTGAAGAGACTGTTTAAATTTATCATATACTGCTTTAAAATCAGGGTCTGTTTCTACTAAAGTATGAGAAACAATATCTCCTACAATATCTATTGGTCTAGTGTTTTCTTTATATACCTCAATACCAGACTCATCTAATGGTATTTCTTTAGGTCTAGGAGACTCTTTACTACCAGGCTCTCCTGCTACCCATTGTTCTAAAAAATAATCTTTTTCTTTTCCAATATTAAATATAATATTTTTAGGGTCTAAGTATTTATCTAAATTTGGATATTCTGAGTATGTTTGTTGTATTAAATTTTCCATAATTTTTTTAGTATCCTGCTACTATATCTAGTGGTTCAAACTCTTCTTCTTCATAGTGTTGCATATATTCTGGTATTTGTATTTGGTCTATATAAGACAAAGCATCTACTAAATCATCATGTACTTGTGGGTTAGGAAACTGTAACAACTGGTCTAAAAACTCCATATTCCAACTACCTTTATTAAGATAGAGTCTACCATGTTCTAACCTACCCTGTAAAGCCCATGTAATCCTATCAATCTTTTTCTTGTTACCATGAGTAACATCATCTATACGAAAGTATCTATTGTACTTTCTCATCAAATCTGATATGTAAGGTAACACAGCGTTCTTTAATGAGCCTTTCTCAATACCTACACATATTGGCTCATAGTCTGATACAGCTTGAAATATCTTTTGTGCTGTTTCTTTTGTTCCCCATCTACCATGTTCAATAGACTTAACCCACCATTTATTCTGGTCTACTTTAACAACCGCTATAGCTGTTTGGTCTAGCCTTTTCTTTCTAGCTGTGTTAGCATGAACTACATCAGCAAAACCAGCTAAGTCTACAGCAATAAAGTATCTGCCATCTTTAGGCTCATCTCTATCAAACTTAATCCATTCTTCTTTAAATATACCACCACTAGCTGCTTCAAACGAAGCCATAAACTCTTGTCTAAATGCAAAGCTAGACATAGACTTTCTAGCTGCTTCTATCTCTTTAGGGTCTAGTAACTCATTATCAAATGAACTGTAGTGCCATGCTTTAAACTCTTCATCTTTATCAGAGTTAGCGTAGTTATACAGGTCATAGAAGTGATTACGACCAAAAGGAGTACCTATAAACAATGCAGAGCCTTTCTGGTCAGCTAAAGCTGGTCTGATAATAGTTTCCCATACTTCAGACTTCATAGAGCCGTACTCATCTAATACTACAAACTTAAGTGACACTCCTCGCATTGTTTCTGGTCTATCAGCACCCTTTAGAGATATCTTAGTACCATTAATTAATTTAATCTGTAAGTTGTTAATATGAGAGGATTCTATTACAGGGTGTGCTATCTCTAGCAAGGTAGACCACATAACATCTCTTGCCTGCCCCTGAGTGTTGGCTATATACCACACATGACCCTTTTCAGTCTGTAAAGCATTAACTATTAACATATATGCAGCTAGTCTGGACTTACCAGTTCTTCTACCAGCAGCTACTACCTTAAACCTTGTAGAGTCATTCCACACACTCTGTTGCCACTTTAACAACTCAATATCTAATTCCATTATTGTTCTACTGTTTCTATAGAGTCTACAGAGTCTATAGTGACTTGTTGGGGTTCTGTTGCTACATTAGATATGTTAATTGTTACACCTTTATTAAGTTGTTTATCCTTTTCAAATATAGATACAGGTAATGCTCTATCCATCAGTAGCTTTAGTGCTGCCATCTGATGAGGGTGTTCATCTTGCATAGCTATGTCTATAGTTTTCTTTAGAACCCTATCACCATTAGTAATCAACATTCTAGCCATCAGTTCTCTGATCTTGGCTGTTTCTTCTCTCTTAGATACTAAAGAGCTTTTCTTTCTCTTTGTCTTAAGAGCTACATACTCCATCTCTTTCTTAGAGGGTCTACCTCGCTTACGTTTCTGTTTAGAGCCTACAGGTGTTAGTTGTTTAGCTTTGTTTGCATATGTTCTAATCCTCTTCTCAGGCTCAGTTGAGGAAGGAGAGAGAGAAGTTACTCCTGATACAACATTCTTTGAGTGTTCATCATAGCTCTGTGTTGAGTCTTTGTTGTCTATTGTCATTGATTTGCCTATATTGTTAATATAGATCAATATTGATTTTATTAATCTAAAGTGTTCTTAAGGGTTCTAAATGGTAACTATAAGTGATAATCACTCTCAATCCCAAGAGACGCTCTCAATCCCACTTGACCGCACTGGTCTAAGTTAAGAGCAAGAGTGTTCGTTATACTTCTGTGCTGAGTCTTTATTGTCTATATACCCCTTTATACAATGTAGAGATTATAGCA